AGACGAATTTCGGGACGGCGTTATTCGTATCCCTCTCGAATCAAGGAACCCATAGGAGATTATTATGGCAATTACTCAAGCTGTATGCAACAGTTTCAAAGTGGAAATCCTTAAAGGCCTACATGATTTTACGGCTACGACAGGGAACACTTTTAAACTAGCGCTATACGATTCAGAAGCAACATTAAATAAATCAACAACTGCATTTTCAGGAACCGATGAAGTTGCAAACTCAGGAACATATTCAGAAGGTGGAGGGGCGTTAACATCTGTTACTCCTGCTTTATCTACAGACACTGCTGTTTGTGACTTTGCTGATATATCCTTTACAAGTGCAACTATTTCAGCACAAGCTGCTGTTATTTATAATAGTTCAACTGTATCTGGTTTAACTACAAACGCATCTGTTTGTGTATTAGACTTTGGCGGTGTTAAATCTTCAACTTCAGGAACATTTACAATTACGTTTCCTGCTGCTGAAGCAACTGCTGCAATTCTAAGGATCGCATAAGGAGATAAATTATGACTACCCCACTTACAGGATGGGGGCGGTCAACCTGGAACAATGGTGCTTGGAACCAAGGTGGTACTGTTGACGCCACAGGTGTTAGCCTCACATCCAGTGTTAATGATGTTGGTCTAGTATTAGATATTGATGTCACTCTTACGGGAGTGAGTGCTACCACAAGCACGACCATTCAAATTAGAGAAGGTTGGAATCGAGGATTAAATGTTAGTGATGCCAATCTTACCAGTTTTGGTTGGGGCAACGGTGCGTGGGGCAACGGTAATAACACTGTTTCCGTAACTGGTATTGGTCTTACTTCTTCTTTAGGAGAAGAGAGCATAACAGGAACCGCAAGTATTACTCTACCAAGTGTAGCTTTAACAAGTAGCACAGGAACCGCTGTTGCGACTGGTATTGCAGTTGCTACACCAACAGGTAATCAATTAACAGCATCTTTAGGCACGGAGACAGTTGCTACTGATCAAAATATTTCCGTAACTGGTATTGGCATGACATCTTCTTTAGGAGATGAGTCAACCTCAGTTACAAAAACAACTGGTTGGAACCGTGATACAGACATTAACACAGGAGATGCAATTGGATGGGGCAATCAACAATGGGGTGCAACAGGCCTTTCTCAAGCACTTACAGGGCAAGCTTTAACAGCTTCTTTAGGAACAGAAACAGTCGCTACTGATCAAATTTTATCCGTAACTGGCGTTGCAACAACTTCATCTATAGGTACTTTCTCAATATCAGGGGATTCACAGGTAACTGTTGTCGCTGCAAGTGAACCAGAACTTGATATTTTTGTTGGAACAGCAGAATCTTCTATAGGAAAAACAGCTTTCCCTACTGGAAATCAATTAAGTGCTTCGCTTGGCACTGTTTTAACATCTATTGAATTAACTGGTTTAGGTATGACTTCATCATTAGGTGAAGAAACACAAGAAACCATTTATACGGCTCCTAGTGTTTCTGCTACTTCGTCCGTTGGATCGCCTACTATATCAGGAAGTTCTACTTTGACAGTGACTGGCGTTTCTGCTACAAGTAATACAGGAAATTTACAAGGCACTTTTTGGAGTGCTGTAGACGACTCAAACAGCGATATAAGTTGGACCGAAGTTCATAAAGCTGCATAAAAGTTTTGACAAACTTTATTTTTAACACTAAAAATTATATAGGAGATTAAATGAGTTCAACATATTCAACAAGTTTGAGAATAGAGCTTCAAGCTACTGGTGCAAATTCAGGAACTTGGGGAACTATTACGAACAACAACTTTTCACAATCATTAGAATTTGCAATCGCTGGTGTGGTAAATGTTGCATGTGGCGACGCTGCTGTAACAACTTTAACAAATGCAGATGGTCCACAATCACAGGCAAATAACCAAGCAAGAAACGCACATATAAGACTTACAGGCGCTCATGGTGCAGTAAGAATAGCTCAGTTTCCAGCTACTCAAAAAGTTTATTTAATTACAAACGCTACAACAGATTCAGGATCTTCTGGTCCTTATGCAATGACTTGTCGTTTAGGAGCTTCAGGTAATACAATTTCAATAGCTAACGGCACAACTAGACTTGTTTCAACAGATGGAACAAACTGGTATGATGTTTTTTCTTTAGCTGGTTCAATAGACCTACAAGGTCAAGAATTAATTTTAGATGCTGATGCAGATACAAGTTTAACTGCTGATACAGATGACCAAATAGATATTAAAATTGCAAACATTGATGTTGCAAATGTTACTACAGCTAATTCAGGTGATTTAGTAATTACTAATGCTGTTCAAGATAAAGATATAGCTTTTAAAGGTGATGATGGCGGAGGAGCCATTACTGCTTTAAGTTTAGATATGTCTGATGCAGGTAAAGCTACCTTTAATGGTGTAGTAAACGCTGACGCAGGTGTTACTATCGACAATATTACAATTGATGGAACAGAGATAGATTTATCATCTGGCGATTTAACTTTAGATGTTGCAGGTGATATTATTTTAGACGCGGGTGGTAACAACTGGTCTTTTAAAAGTGGAGGCACGGAAATAGCTGCCTTTAATAATGCTAGTAATAATTTAGAAATAGAAACAAAAGTATCTGATGCTGATTTATTAATAAAAGGTAGTGATGGTGGTTCTGGTATTACAGCGTGTACTTTTGATATGTCTGCTGCAGGTAAAGCTACGTTTAATGATGATGTAGTTGCATTTTCAGATGAAAGATTAAAAAGTAATATTGAAACTATACCAAATGCACTTGATAAAGTTTTAAAAATGAGAGGTGTAAATTTCGAAAAGAACGGACACAAGAGCATGGGTGTGATTGCACAAGAGGTACAAAAAATTATTCCTGAAGTTGTTTCAACTGAGATGAAAGACGGAGAGGAGTATCTTGGAGTTGCATATCCTAATATGGTCGGTGTTCTAATAGAAGCTATAAAGGATTTACAAAATCAAGTTAATGAATTAAAGAAAGGATAAATTATGGCAGTCCCTTCAAGTGGAGCAGTATCAATACAAGATCTTGTAGATGAGTTTGGAGGTTCCGCTCCTCACGCTATGAGTGAATACTACCGTGGAGGTAGTGAAGTTCCTAACGTTCCAGCTAACAGTGGCGTTCCTACTTCAGGGACACTCGCATTATCAGATTTTTATGGTGCAGTTGACGCTGTATTTATTGTTGGAACTGGCGGTACAATAACAACTTCTGGTGATTATAAAATTCATACATTTACAAGTTCAGGAACATTTGAAGTTACTACACTGGGTAATTCAGCAGGTTCTAACACTGTGGAATATCTAGTAGTCGCTGGCGGTGGCGGTGGCGGTGCAGATCACGGTGGCGGTGGCGGTGCAGGGGGAATGAGACATAATTTTCCAAGCCCAGCTACAGGAGGCCTTTCTGTATCAGCTACAACCTATCCTATAACTGTAGGTGGCGGTGGAGCCAATAATAATAACGGAAGAAGCACTGCGAGCCAAGGTTCTAATGGAGCCAATTCAGTTTTTTCATCAATAACTTCAGCTGGTGGCGGCGGAGGTAATACTTTTAATAATAGAGGTTCAACAGCTAAATCAGGTGGGTCAGGAGGAGGTTCTTCTCGTCGTGCCCCTGGTGGAGCAGGAAATACCCCTCCAGTAACTCCCTCACAAGGAAACAATGGTGGCACAACTTCCCCACAAGCACCTCCTTCAGGAGCGGCAGGTGGCGGTGGTCACGGCGCAGTAGGAGGAGTAAATAGTGGTGCTGTTGGTGGTACTGGCGGCACTGGAACAAATTTATCTATTACAGGAAGTTCAGTAGGTTACGCTGGCGGTGGCGCAGGATCAGGTCAAAGCGGCGGTGGTTCTGCACCCCCAATAGGTGGTGGTGGAGTAGGATCAGGAGGTCCTCCTAGTTCAGGCCCTACATCTACTGCTGGCGCCAATGGAAGAGGTGGCGGTGGCGGTGGAGGTGCAGGAGACGGTGGCGGTGCTCCAGGTCCAGGCCCTTCTCATGGTAGTTCTGGTGGAGACGGTGTAGTAATAGTTAGGTACAAATATCAATAGGATTAAATATGGCTTATTTTGCTCGTTTAGATGATGATAATAATGTTCTAGAAGTTCTTTCAGTTTCTCAGTCTGATGTTGATGCTAATGGTGGCGATTTATCAACTCAAGCTGAACAATGGGTTTCAGACAATATAAAATTAGGAACTTATAAACAAACATTTAAAGATGGCTCTCATAGAGGGAAATACGCTGGAATTACAAATATCTATAAATCAGACATAGATAAGTTTGTCCCTGCACAACCTTGGGATAGTTGGGTTTTAAATAATAATGGGTGGTGGGAACCTCCAATTGCTTTTCCTAATAGTTTTGCTTTACCAACAGATCCAGTTAAAACCATCACGGTAGATTACACCATTTGGGATGAATCACGTAACACTTTTGTAACTTTAAATTTAGTTCCTGATTTTAGTGTAAGTGATAGTTTTTACTGGGATGACTCAGCTAATCCAAAAGTGTGGGTTAAAATTACTTAACTATTTGTTTGCAGCCATAGTAAAATATGGTATGGGAGAAAGAAAAAAAGAAATTATAGAGTGAATATTGAAATAGGATATTGGTTGTTCCAAAAAAAACTACCTCATCATATTTGTGATGATATTATTAAGTATGGGCTTTCACAAAAAGAATCTATAGCATGGGTAGGGGAAGAAGAAATTCAACCAGAGAATAAAGAAGCAGTCGAGAAAGTACAAACACAAAGAAATTCAAATGTTGTTTGGTTACAACAAAGATGGTTATACAGATATATACATCCTTTTATAAGAGATGCAAACCAAGCAGCGGGATGGAACTTTCAATGGGATTTTACTGAATCATGTCAATTTACAAAATATAAACTTAATCAATTTTATCATTGGCATTGTGATTCCTTCACTAAACCTTATGATTGTCCTGGAAAACCAGAACATGGAAAAATAAGAAAATTATCAGCTGTAATATCTTTATCTGATGATGATGAGTATGAAGGTGGAGATTTTCAATTTGATTTTAGAAACTCTGATAAAGGAAAAAATGTTAAAAGTGTTAGAGAGTTTAGAAAAAAAGGAAGTGTAATTGTTTTCCCTTCTTTTATTTACCATAGAGTTACCCCTGTAACAAAAGGAACACGTTATAGTTTAGTGACTTGGAATTTAGGATACCCTTATGTTTAAAGATAAAAAATATGCTGTAGTAAAAAAAATGATACCTAAAGAGGTAGCAAATTTTCTTCATCACTATCTTTTAAGAAAAAGACAAACTGTTAAATTTTTAATGGATAATGACTGGTTTTCTCCGTTTGATCAAACATGGGGATCATGGAATGATGCGCAAATGCCAAATACATATTCTCATTATTCTGATATGGCTATGGAAACTTTATTAGAAAGAGTAAAATTCCCTGCAGAGAGATCTACAGGATTAAGATTAGTTGAAACATATTCTTACGTACGTGTTTACAAACAAGGTGATATTTTACATCGACATAAAGATAGACCTTCTTGTGAAATTTCATGTACTTTAAATCTTGGTGGTGATGAATGGCCTATATATTTAGATCCTACTGGACAGTCTAGTGTTTTACACGGAAGCGAGACAACAACAGTTCTTAAATCAAATCCAAATAAAGGAACTAAAATAGTACTTAGACCAGGAGATGGATTAATTTATAGTGGTTGTGATTTAGAACATTGGAGGGAACCTTTTGATGGATTAGAATGTTCTCAAGTATTTTTACATTACAATAATTTAGATGGAAATTTTCAAAATAAAAATAGTTTTGATAATCGTCCTATGTTGGGTCTTCCATCTTCATTTAAAGGAGGTAATTAATGACCATATATGATGTTTTTCCCAAAACAATTAAAACCGTGGATTTAGATATTTTAAAAAATAAAAAAACTAAAGAAGATCTTGATAAAATTTTAAAAGAACAAGATTATTTATGGAATAATGATTACAGAGAGTATGGTCATTACAGCGGAAATCAATATGTTTTAGATAAACCTGAACTAAAAGATTTAAAAAAAGAAATTGCTTTTAAAGTTCTTGAATTTGGAATTAAAGATTATGGCCATGATTTAAAAGCTATTAGGGTAATTTCTTCTTGGACACACGAAGTTGGAACTGATCAATTTATACCAGCTCAAAGACACGCTAATAGTTATATTTCAGGTTGTGTTTATTTAAAAGATGGTCCAACAATATGTTTTACAGATAATGAAGATGGAAATAAAATGTTTAACTTTTCTCCTTTAATACACCAGCCAGAAAGATTTCCTAGATCGTGGAAAAATTTTTGTATGAAACCAAAAGCTGGAATGCTTATAATGTTTCCCTCTAATTTATTTTACGCTATTGAAAAAAACAAATCGAAAGAAGAAAAATATTTTATGTCTTTCAATACATTACCTGTTGGTTCTTTAGGAACGTTTGGAAGTTTATTACATATTAAGTAATAAATGGAGCATCCTGATCCTTTTATAATATCTACTTTTTTTAATGTTTCAAAAAATGGTCGTTTTACTACGCCAGAGTTAAATTTACACAACGGTGGAAAAATTAGAACATGGTTTCCATTATCGATTTATGAAACTCACACAGTTGATTGGAAAAAAATTCCTGATTATCAAGAAAAAATATTTAAACCTAACATCAATGTTTTTACATCTCCTTTTTTTAATTCTTTGCGTATTAATATTCTTAATCATTCTAAAGAATTTTTAAAACAATTGGGGTACGATGATAATTTTTGTGACTCTTCATATATTAAAAATATGACTTGTGAAATTACACATAAAGGACATACAGAAAATCGTCATACTCATTCAGAATCTTTGTTAACTGGAGAATATTATTTAAAATCACATCCAAACGATAAATTAAGATTTTATCCTTATCAAGATATAAAACCTCTTGTTCATTCTGTTAATGAATTATCATATGAATACGCAACATATGAATGCCGTCTTGGAACTTTGTTATTTTTTTTAGGCAGCGCAATACACCAAAGCCTCCCTCAACAAGAGGAGGAAAAAATAACAATTAAATTTAATGTTGCGAGTGATCCTATTTTAGATAAATTTATCGAATGATTATAGACATATCTATGAATTACTTATCAAAATTACCTTATGAAGATTCTAATTTTGAAAATGTAAAAATACATTATGGTAAATTAAAAGCTGTAGCTTTAAAATCTAATGCCTCTGCATTTGTTACTTCTGGTAAAATAACAATTTTTACTATTGAACCGCCAGAAGGTGAGAAACGAAATGAAATTGAATTATCATCCCCTAGTGCTGAAATCAAAAACTCTACTGCTAAAACAATATTTTTTATTTTAGATGATTCATTTTTAATACCAGAAAAAGACACAGATATAGTGTTTGAGGTAATCAAAGGTATAAAACCTTGTCAAGAAAACAATTATAAAAAGATTACTTGATAATTATGACAGACGTGTTTAAATTAGATCTCACCCAAAAATTACAAATCAAGGAGATATTATGGAAAATCAAGAAGTATTGAAGGCTATAGCTACCCTTGCTGATAAGGTGAGCAGGTACCACGAACGTTTATTAGCAGTGGAAAGAGACAATGAAAGACTACAGAAAGAATTATTAGAACATAAAAATATACCACACATTCATACTGTTGAGGGTAAGCCACATAACTCCAATGCGACTGTTATGGTAACTGGGTTAGATTCTGAAATGGAATGTGAAGCTTGTAGCGCCTAATTACTCAGGCGTTTCACCTAACATATCTGCTAAAGAAGGAGCAAATACTTTTACATCTCTTCTTACTTTTTCGACAGTAGTAGATGTACTAGGATTATCAATATCTGCTTGCATGGCAGCTTCTGATTCATACTCTTGACCTGTATCGATGTTTGTAAGGGTCGTTTCTGTTTTTACTTTGTAATGCGGAATTCTTCTACCATCCTCAGTCGTAATATGACCTAGTAGTTCAGCAGGTTCAACTATCGGCATCTTCGTTTCTCCAATTTATGTTAAAACTGATGATGACTCTATCTTCATCAGAATTATTTATTTGTACTTCATGTTGTAACCAAGATGGGAAAAAAATCAAGGAATTCTCTTTGGGCTCCCATTGTACGCTATGAGCGAGGTGTATAGAGGCTTTTTCTGTTTTTGGGGGGGATAGTACCTCTGACTGTGGTTTAGGCTCTAGAAACACGATATTTCCACACTTTTTAGGAGCTTTTAAATAAAATACCCCTGATAAGTAGTTATATGGGTGTGTGTGCACGTTATTTCGTGAACCAGGAGGATTTATCATACCCCACATTCCTGTTATCTCAGGATTGTAATTATCTTGAACATCCATGTGATTAAAACAATCTTTTGCATATTTAAGAATATCATCAACTAAAGGTTTAAATTTTTTTATATTGTGTATTTCATCATCGCTATGCCAACCACCAATATTAGACCGTGGCATACCTTTTTTATCATTCTCTCTTATTTGATAAATGTTGTCGACTAAATGCTCGTGGCCCTTTAATTGTAAAGAAAAAACAGGTGTAATAAATAAAGAGTGAAGACTAATCAGAGTTGTCCTTTTGTGATCTCCATAAAACTAGCTATAACATGCACTTGATTAGCTGCGTTAGCTTGAACTTTCATAACATCACTTTCTTGTAAAACTAATGGTTGTGTTAATAATTCTGTTGTTGTGTTTGTAGCAACACTTTTTGCTTTAAATACTTCAAATGTAGCCGATGATCTAACAACCTCCACATCTAATAATGTTGTGCTACCTGAATCATTACAAACTAAAATAGATTTTACCACCGCTGTTGTGGGTGGTACGGGAGGTGTTGCGCCAGCATCGGCTGTTGGCACTGTAATCAAAGTTGTTAGGTCTGTCGTAGTAACATCTAACATTGCGCTTTTAAATGTATTAGCCAAGGAAAAATGCCTCCGATTCTGATTCTTCTTTTAAGTCTTGTTGAAAATTTGTATTTAATAAAAGAATGATTTGATCTAATAAGTTTACCATCTGATCAAATTGAGTTGCACTATACTCTGGTGTAGCGTTTGGTAATCTTGTTATATTTATTTTAGCCATTTTTTTATATTAAACTATATTTTAACCAGGGAAAAGCACATTTGTGTTAAAAGCAATTATTGTTTTTCTGTCTCCCTTTTGTATCGTAGGTGATTTATGAGGCAGGAAAGCAGGGAAACTTAATATATCTCCTTCTTTACAATCAACTTCAAAATTTTTAAATTGAGTTGAGAACCCTTCTGAACACTCTAAAAAATAAACATTAGAAAAATTAGATCCTACATGTGTATGCCAACTGTGAGCACCACTCTCAGTATATTGTTGAAACCAAAAATTATCAATTTCAACGTTAGGAGCACCCAACTGTGATGCCATATTATCTAAATGTTTTTTTACAGCTTCAAAAAAAATAAATCTATATTCCCTATGCATATCTACAGGTAAGTTCCAATCAGTGTGGTATAGTTTACATTTTTCAGTATGTATTGGATTATTAGGAATTAAGTTGATTTGATCTAAAAGAGTTTTTTTTATTTTGTCATGATTTTCAATATTCGTCTTGAAAATAAAGTTATTCATCATCTCCTTCCATCAGGTCTAAGTTGTATTTTTGTTGATCCAAGTCTCCAAGGTGTATCGTCTACAGTATTTGTTTCATATTTAATTTTCACTGCTCTACCTCTCCCTCTTACATCAATTTTCTCTGTTGTGCTACTGATAGTTCCTGATGTAGATACAGTATCTGAGGATTGTGGATATTGTTCCAAGGTTAATGTAGCCGTCATATTATTAGCTAAATTATCAAAATCAGGCACTAACTTACTCACAGACATTAATTCATCACCATCTGCAATTTCTACTGAACCTGTTTGTAAGAAGGCAGAAATAGCAGTGCCATCTGCTTGGTTGTTACCAGTCTCTTGTTCGTAAACATATGAAGCACCAGCAGTTAATCCAAGTATAGTAGATACATTGGCCGTTAAACTAGCATTATACTCTGTAGCTATTGGTAATTCATACACATAAGCACCAAGCCACGTGGTTCTACCAAGACTAATCGTGTACCATGTATTCTCTAGATAATTATAAGCAACGCCTCTGTCTATTTGTGTTGCATTAGTAGAAGGATAATACCAAATAATTTCGTTAAATGATGTATTGAGTCCTACCGCAATGTCATTCTTGTTGGTATAACTTAAATTATCAAAAACAAAATCTTGCACCGAACACGGCATTTTTTTGACAACACCATCATACATATAAAACGCATCATCTGACATCCAATAGGCTCTACCATTTACTTCTATTGCCGCATGTTGTGCTATTAAACCACAGTTTGCACCAAGTTGTCTAAGACCAAAAGTAAACGGCGTGCCGACAAATTGAATACCATGTAGTGATGTATCTGTCCAAACAAGTATTTGACCTGATGATTTAACAGCCCCCATAATTCTTGAACCATCCGATATACGAAGTGAACCCGCTTCATTTGTTGCTACGGGTGTATAGTCTGTTGCGTCTTCTCTATCAGAAAATCTAAAAAATAAATCATCTTGCGTTGAAGTGTCTGCTATTGTTGTTTCAGTGCCAAAAATTAATAAATGTCTTGTATCCGTAGATACCAAACTAAATCTTGAAGCTGTTGGAGCATTAGATAAAGCTGTAGCTCTAACACCTGTTCCACTTGAAGTATCCCAAATAAAAGTGCCACCGTTTAAAACAGTAGCTATCAAATCTTCACCAAAATTATCTAATGACCATTGACGAGCCGATAAAACAACATTTGAGGAAGATCTAGCAGTTCCCCATGTGCTTGCGCTCCATGTTTCGGTTCCCCATCCATAGCCATATGTTGACGTGGCAGGTCCTGTGGTTATTTGATACTTAGCATTACCCGATCCTCCACCACCTGATGTAGAACCAGAAGCGGTATCTGTATGTGTTACGGTGTAAACACTTGCACTTGTTACTGATGTAACTTCAAACTCTTGATTCATATCTAAACCATCTATTGTTGAAAAAGAATCAAAGGTAACAAAATCACCAACTGCAGCGCCATGCGCAGCATCAGCTACGGACACTGTAGTTGTCCCATTTGTCGTAAAAGGATTTGTCAATGAAGCTGTCTCTCTAATTGGTGTAACATCATAAACAGCGCCTTCAGTGTAAATATATAATTTTCTATCAGTGCCTAAAGCAAGATACCTTATTCCATCTAAGCCAACCCAACTATGTGTATCACGGACCACGCCCACAATCGTTTTGTTTGGATTAGGTAAATAGGACCAACCACCCCATCTTTCAGGTTTTCCATAGTGAAAACGTACAAAATCTGAATCTGTATATTTTCTTTGATCCCCTGCTGAGTAAGCGGTATCTTGTTTATCAATGCCTGGTTGGAACTTTAAATCTACTAATTTCATGTCGCAGTATACTAAATTATTTATTGTTTTGTGGCAAGAATTGAGTACCTACATTACCTTTAAACGTATAGTTACCATAATGTGTCATGCCGCTGGCAATATCTGCATATATTTTACCACCTATTTTTTGCCACAGTCTACAAAAAGCGTAGTCTTCTGATAAATATCTTTTGGTGTCTGGCTCTATTATTGTGTCAAAAAAAGCGTAATTCCACTCGGACGTGTCATGATAATTGAAGGTTTTGTCATGTGGAGCACCGATGTGTTGATCTGGTATAAATTTTAAATTGGGATAAGCTAAAGCCATTTTTTTAAATACACCTCTCTTAATTAACATAAATCCTGTAGCACCATCCAATACTTCAATAAAACCTTTTTTAACCATTATTTTTTTAGGATCTTTAACATTTAAATTATATTGCAACGAAGCTGCGTGTAGTTCGTCTTCTGATATGTTTGGATTTTCCTGTGCTCTTCTTTTCACTTTTGTCCAATCAATTGTTTTACGAGGATACACACCTGTCACCACATCCTCATCTAAATCTAACATACGAAATACTGATTCAGGATTAAAAGCAATATCAGCATCAATAAATAAAAGATGTGTGTATTGTGGTTCATCCATAAATAATTGCACCAATGTATTACGAGCTCTTGTAATTAATGACTCATTGCCAATTGTGCCAAATTGTAATTCTATTTTTTTAGTGGCTGCTAATGCTGTTAGTTGTAAAACGCTTTTAAAATAATCAGCAGTAATCATGCCTCCATAACACGGGGTACCAATAAAAATTTTATGCGTCACTATAACTTACTGTTAAATATTCTATTTTCTTTACCCACCCTTTCGGTATGGCAATAGCACCGCCGCCTGATACTTCCTCTTTGTCTTTGCTATAGGAGCGCATAATAATTATTTTTTCTGGACCATTATGAACCATCCATCCTACTTCTTGACACACGGCTAACGGAGCATCCATCACTTCTTTTATGTCAAGCCAACCTGTCTCTGTATCACGAGCATCAAACCACGTCACACGAACCATTGGCACTTTATTAATATCAATCATAGCTCATAGATATGCCAACTCTTGGACATAAAGGTATTACATTGTGTTTAATTCCCTTTGGAATAAATAACAAATCACCAGAATTTAAAATTATAATTTTTTCATCTATCATCCATTTTGTCGAACCTTGACATTGCCAAAAATAAACATCCATGCTGTCTGTATGCTCTCCAAAAGTCGGTGCTTTAGTGGTCAGATTACAATACAAATGTGCAATTTTTAAGTCTAAAACATCTAACACTTTTTTTACTCTTGGTAGATAATTAATATCATGGGTAACAAAAAAACCATTAGGCGATGATTCTTTTACAAATAAATTTTTATTTTTTGAATTATCATAATCATGTATTGCTTCCTCCCACGTAACAATATCTACATCAAATTTTTCTTTAAGTATGGGAACTTTATTGAAGTTATTCATTAATAGGTTCTTTTTTCTTTAAATGTAAATTAAAAGAAACAGAGCGTCGCTCCTCATTTTGTGTTCTAAATGGATAGACACCATGTGATAACCAAGAAGGAAAAAGATAAATTGCTCCAACTTCAGGGGTTGCTTGATGTTTATGTCCACTAAAAGTTGCAGCTTGACCACACTGCCAAACTATATCTCCTACACAAGGATAGTGATCTTCTTTTGCATACTCTTCTTTTAAACTAGGAGGCACACGTAAATAAATTACACCTGATAATTCTCCTTGGTGCACATGAAAAGGATTAAAGTCTCCAGCCCACTGGCTCACGGCCCACATAGATTCAACAACCATAGAACCTACAAACATAGGCGATATTGTATCCGTGGCTGGAGGTATAGAAATATATTGTTTTACTATTTGACCAATGGCATCTATCAAAGGTTTGAATTTAGTGCTCCCTAAATCTTCAGTAGGATAACGAACTTCTTGTTTAACGTTACCAGCTAAATTCATTGAATGATCATACTCTTTTGATAATTTTTTATCATTTAATAACTCGGTGGCTCTATCATCAAGAATCTTAATTAAATTATCAGGCAATTTACCCTGTAATATTGTAGGACCAAAAGGTCTTATAGCGTGAAAATCTACTTTAGTTGACATGCTATTCCTTTCTATTCATAAATATCTATTGTCATATAGCAAATATTTGCCTATAAATATAGAATTAAATAGGCTTATTTATCCAAGGCCAGCCTCCTTGCCTATAACAATCACATAAATTGCAATTTATTTAGGAGATTATGCTAAAAGGATTAAAAGGAATATTAGAAAAAGGACTGCAAATAGCAGCACCATTTATTGGTAATGCAATTATACCAGGTGGTTTTGGAGCAACATTAGGATCAGGTATTGCTTCATTACTTACAGGTAACAAACCAAAAGACGCTTTGCTATCAGCAGGTGCTACATATTTAAGTGGTATAGGTAATCCACAAGGAAGCCCTTTAAGTAGGGTGTTAAACTTTGGACAAAAAGGTCCAGCCCAAACTGTCGTATCTAAAAAACCTATTGGTGGCGGTTTTTCTTTCTCTAATCCAGACAATCCAAATTTTACAGATTATAAAATACCAGGCACTGAAAAATCTACCGCGTCTAATATTATAGATGCAATTATGAAACAAAGAGGAACAGAGAAAGATCCTAAACCTTCTTTCTTTGCACAAGGTCTATCAACAGGACTACCAGCATACTTATCTTACCTCGCGGCAAAAGAAGATAGAGACAAAGCAAACGTTCCTGATGCAAGTAAATACATGAGTGCAACAGACAAATTTTATGGTGGACAATTTGCAAGACCACCAGAGGAATTACGTATTGGCAATTTAACACCAACCTACGCGGCAGCAGGAGGTATGATGGGAAGAGAACCAGTAAATGGTTTAAAATCCATGGAACAACAACCAATTCAATACTCTGCAGCAACAGGTCAAGGAGTGATGGGTTTAGCAAAAGGCGGAGCAATAGATATTAAAGAATTAGAAACATTAATGGAAGATGGCAACATGTCTTACGAAGAAGCTATGGATTATCTAAAAAGCATACAAGGTAAAGCAATGGGTGGTAAAGTATTTCCAAGAAAAACAGGTCAAATAGAGGGACCTGGTACAAAGACAAGTGATTCAATTCCTGCAATGTTAAGTGACGGCGAGTTTGTACAACGAACAGATGCTGTTAACGGTGCAGGTGTAATGATGGGTGCTAAAAATGCAAAAGAAGCAAGAGAAAAAGGTGCAGACTTTATGTATGCGCTACAAGATAAACTTGCTAAAATGGGTCAGAGAGTAGCTTAATGGTAGCACAAACATCAACACAAATATCTAGAGAAGCACCATTTTTAGAAGACTATAGAAGGCGACTTCTGGACTCTGTATTCGCTCCTCAAGAACGTTATAAAGAAGGAGACACACTTCCTCCAGGCGCAAAGGTTGGCGATCCTATTCCAGGCACAGGAGGATTAGCAAGTCAACGAATACCACAGTTCCAACGAGGTATTGCAGGATTTGCTCCAACAGAAGCAGCAGCCTTTTCAGAAGCATCAAGACAAATGGGTATTGACCCTACAACAGGACAAAGAACAGGCGTAGCATCTTTTGAACCTTTTATACAACAAGCACAACAAGGACTCACATCTGCGATGGGCACCACAGCTTTAGGGATACCATCATTACAAGCGGCACAACAACAATTTGATCCGACGACAGCTAGAACTTCTGATTTCATGAATCAGTATCAAGCAGATGTTACACAAGAGGCATTAAAACAATTAGACGAACAAGCGGCAAAAGCTCAAGCAAATCTTGCAAGTCAAGCACAAAAAGCAGGTGCGTTTGGCGGTGCAAGGTTCGGTGTACAAGAAGCAGAGCTCGCAAAAAATTTACAAGATATAAAATCAAGAAGAGTGTTTGAGGATTTATCAAGGAACTTTATGCAAGCGCAACAAGCGGCAATCGGCACAAGTGAATCAGCAAGAGCAAGAGAGTTACAAGCTGCTCCTGTATATGGTCAACTTGGTCAAACAGCAGGAACACAAGCACTTGGCTTTGGTAATCTTGGTGCACAACAATTTGGTTTAGGACAACAAGGTATTCAATCATTACTAGGTGTTGGTCAAACTCAACGTACAAGAGATCAAGCGCTCGCTGATGAACAATTTAGATTCCAAACTGCACAGGGTCTTGAGCCAAGACAAAGAATACAATTTGCTTCTGATATATTGGCAGGACAACCGTCCGTACAACAATCTATCAGTCAACAGCCAATACCATATACTAATCCATTAGCAGCAGCGGTCGGAGGAGGTCTAGCGGGTCTCGGAGGACTTGGTGCGTTCTACAGTCAGTAGGTCACATGGTAGCTAGTATTTTTGATAGACCGATGTTCAGAGGGCAACAACCCTTGATGCCTGAAGATACAGGTGAAAGAGTAAAGCCAAAAATATCCGTAGTAGAGGCGCAAGAAGGTGTAATTTCGTATCCACAATCACGGATCACGGAACCTTTAGGAACTTCTCCAGGAAGTCTTATGGAGGCGGCAGCACAATTTGCTAGTCAAGTTGATCCTGCAGCTTATAAAGCAGCGGCAGAACAGCTCATGCCAACTAGATCAACAGCAGACATTGCAGCAGAATATGATGCACTTTACGCTGACGAGCCTGCAGAGGCTCCTGATTATGGTTTTGAAAAGAATTTAGCACTTGCTAGAGCAGGTCTTGCGTTAATGCAACCAACACCTGGAGGTGTCATGGCTCCTTCGATTGCAAGAGCGGGCGATGCGTTTATTCAAGACGTTGCGGCAATACGAGGTAAAGAGAGAGAAGCGAAAGCACTTGCTCGTGAAGAACAACAAGAAGCAGATAGAGCGAGAAGACAATATATTTTAGAAACAAAAGAAGCATCTGAGACCGCTTCAAAAGCATTACAATCACAATTAATCATGGAGGCTTTTCAATTTAATCTTGGAGAAGATAAACGTACAACAGAATATATGCGTGACTTAAATAAATTATTTTACAATTATCAGTACGACACTGATCAAGAAGCAATGAAAAGACATTTTGAATTGTTAAAAGATCAATACAATAAAGAAGGTGAAGTTTTATACGATCAAGAAACAGGTAAGTTTGCAATGGGTTATGTGCAAGAAAATGCGCAAGGTGTTCCTATTCCATATTTCCCTGTTAACGATAACGGTGTATTTAAGTATGTGGCTAGACCTGAAGCTATTATCACTAACTTTACATTAAATAACAAAGGTGACTTTGATCCTGGTGCAAAAGTAATCATGGACCTTGCATCAAGAATAAACAACTCAAAACAAAACTTAAAGTTTATTAGAGAGGTTCAACAATCAATCATGTTAGATCCTGGCATCATCGGTATACCTGGTCTATTCCAAAGATTTACACAAAGTGTTGGATCAACAGCATTTGATATTATTGACGCAATGAAATCCAAAGGTGTTATTGACCAAAAATCATATGATAAACAAGTTAATAGAATTGAAAATAGTGTTATTAGTCACTTAAAACAAAACTACGTTACATACAATGAAAAAGGTGACAAAAATGCAAACAATTTTTCAACAGCTGCAGGTGAAGGATCTGACGAGTATGAAATTTACAGAACATTCTTTAATCCTGCAATACCAAAGAACGAAGTTAAATTAAATTCAATTTATTATGCTCTTGCAAGATCACGTAAGGACACGGGTCGATTAAACGTTGATGATATAAACAATGCAAAAGAGTCATTAAATATTTACGGCTTAGCAGGTTCTGATGCAATCAGAGCATCATTAGAAGTTGTATATGAAGAGATTGAAGCAAAACTAAAATCTGATTTATTACAAATGCCAGAGGGGTATGATAATTTAATATCAGACATTCCTTATAACTCTTTTATTGGTCAGACTGCTGGTCAAGATATATTTATAAGTTCAACACAAGTACAGGATGAGTACACACCAAGTTCAGGTAGTTCTACTATAGTATCAGGAAATGATGGCACAGGTGGAGCTCCAGGATTTGATGAAACATTAGGAGCAAATTAAATGGTAGATACTAATGACATGAATCCAGTAGGTTACACAACCGTTGTTATTGAGCCAAGTAGAACAGGTTTAAAATATCCTCTGTATATGAAAGTAGAAGAAACCGTTGAAGATAAACCAGCGATGACAAAAGAGGGAATCTTTGTGCCGCGAAACGATATTGAAACACAGAACGTTGTAAACTTTGTTAATAAGAGTAGAGAAAAAGAAAAGTTAAGTCCAATTGGCACTGACACTTATTTAGCAAATCAAGATAACTTTGTTAAATATGCCATCGGTCAATATAAAATTACGGAAGAGGGAAAAAGATCTACTGATCCTATTAACTATTACGGAAATAAATTTCAAAAATACATGGACAAACTTAAAGAAGAAAATCCAACAAGTGATTTTACAGGGTTCGATGTATTTAGAAGACCAGCAGACTTTGCTTTTTCAAAACTTGTCAGTGGAGCGGAAACAGTTTCTGATTATTTACCAATAGAAAAAGGTGACTTTGCATTAGGTGGCGAACTTCTCGGATCGTTGCCCGCGATGGCAATGGAAGCATCTGCGGCTATGCCTGGCGTAGCAAAAGTTCCAGGGTCAGTATATAGAAAAGTAATGGGTGGCGGCGCAGGTGTCGTAACAGGTTCAGCACTTGGACGTGCAGGTGGAACAGCTGTTTATGATTTTATAAATGATATGATTAGAGCAACGCAAGGTATCGACAATCCTTCTGATGCAACTGATCCAGGTATGCAAGCACTGGTTGAAATGAGAAACAGTGCTATGTTTACGACGATGGCAGCGGGACTAGGACCTGCTTTCACAGCGGCAAGACCTGTTGTTGGTAAAATTTTAGGCCTTGGTCAAGATGCTTCTCCAATGTCAGCTTTAGCAGAAAAATACGGCATACCGATTGGTATTTCTATTGCGGCAACAGGGCAAAACTTAGGTTCGGCAGCTAAAACTTTTGGTAAAGTTGTTGGTGTATTTCCTTTGATTGGTACGTTGATGAAAGAAAGACAACTTAGATCTTTAATAAAAACAAAACAAGCAATTGGAAAACAAGCAGAGATGATTGGTGATCCAACAGAGTTTTATAGAGCACAGTATAAATTAATGAGCAAACGTGAAAAAGCAAATTTCATGAAAGATTTAAGGGCTAATGGATTCAACTCTTTAGACGAAGCAATTGAGGCAGAAATAAGATTAAATGGTTTTGCACCTATTCAACACATGACTGATGTTGGTATGTTTATGCACAAAGCTGCAGAAGATAGATACAGAAGATTTTCCTATGTTAACGACTTGTTGTACAAAAGTTTTGAAAACATTTCTGGGAAAATATCTAAACCTTTTATTGCTACACAAAATACAAAAAATGTTGGTAAATTATTACAAGATAGAATTAATCAATATAAAACAACGCTTGATGATGGTTTTACACAATATTCTCCAGCGTTAAATGAAGTAGAAGACTTTATTGTTAATACTTTAGGTAGACTTCCTCAATACATAACACCACTTCAATTAAGAGGATTTCAACGAACACTAAATAATTTGTACGGCAAAATGAAAGCAGACACAGGAATGGTTAACTTTGCTGGATCTGACGTTTTAGCAGAAGCAAGAAAAGCATTAACAACAGACTTAAATAACTTCGCTGGATGGCGACAAGGTTTATCACCTGAAGAGATGATCGCCGCTGAATCTGCAAAGAAAGCATTGCTTCGAGCAAACTCTGTCTTTGCTAAAATGTCTCCTTTGTACAAAAGCCCAGAGGCAAAAAAGTTTAAATTAATTGATGAGAATATGTTCTCCGCTGGGCCTGAGCTACCTGGTTGGAATTATTCTGACGAACTATTTAATATTGTCATGAAAAATAAAATGACACCACAAGCAGCTGTAGATTTAAAAGAATTAATTGGTGAAGCAGCTTATGATTCTGTTGTTAGAACATGGTTAGATCAAGGATTTAAAAATGCGCTTCGTACGAATAGTGCTATCGATATTGTTGAACAAATACCAATGGGAGCAGGTAGAACAAAAACAGTGCAAGTTACTGACTACGCAATTGATCCTGATAAATTTTTACGAAACATTGGATACGGTGAACCAGGGTTTGATAAAATGTTAGAGTTGACTGGTAGAAACGCTAAAGTTGTCAGAGAAAATATTGAACAACTTGTAGAACTAGCTAGAAAAATAGAACAAGCAGACATACCTGAAGCATTTAGACTTATTCAAAGACGTTTTGCCTTAGGTGGTGTTCGCTCAGGTATTAAAACATTCTCTTTTGGCGCAGCAGCTGGTGTTGGCGGTGCGGCAGCATTTGGACCAACGCCTGTTATCGCAGGTTTGTTAGCAAGATTTACAGGTGACTTCTTATCATCACCTGATGTGTTAAAAAGATATTCACAAATAATAGATGAGAATGCATCACAAACTGTAAAGCGAACAGCTTTTGCAAACATCATGAAAGATTTTTATAAAACGATAACAGGAACTGATCGCATGAGCGAGTTTCCTGATGAGTTTAAAACATACGAAGGTGTTATTGAGAATCCTGAAGGTTTCATGGATTGGCTTCTTGGCACAGGGTATCAAGATTCTATGGATACGGCAGGTAATGCTGGCGCAGCGAACGACTATGAAAACTTACGTTACAACGAATCTGAAAAATTAAATCTAGCTTCTTATGTTCAAAATCAAGTAGAGGAAAGTGAAGCAGATAATATTATTGCAGCGCAAGGGGCACCGACACAACCTGTTGATGTGCCAATGCCAGACGTTCCTAGCATGGGTAATGAAAATATTATGGCGGCAGGTTCTCCGTTGATCGCGAACCCCCGACCAATGAACAAGGACCAACGAGCAGCGTTAGCATCAGGTGATATAGATGCAGCGTTAGCATTGAGAGGACAAGGATAATGCCAGGACCAGGACTAAGCAGTATACTTCAGAGCAAGTTTAAAAAAAGTGTTGCGAAAGCTAGATCAAAAGGAATTGACTCAAGAAAACGAAAAACAAAAGATAGAATAAAAGAACAAAAACAAAAAATAGATCAAATTCGACAAAGTGATACAGACAACAGAAGTAAATTTCTTCAACAACAGGGTGGTATACAAAATCTTTCTAACCTATTAAAAAAACAACAAGAAGAAACATTACGTGATTCTATTGAAAGTAGTTTTGGAAAAGGTGTTGTAAGAAAATCAGATTTTCTTGGTCGTGATCCACAAGGATTTCTTGGTTTATTTGGACCAGAAACAATAGCAGCTACAACAATTAATCCTTATTCAGGAGAAAGAATTACTACATCAAAAGCAAGAGAAGGTTTAACAACTCCCGAGTATAGTCAATTCATGAGTAATTTATATGATATAAATCCTGAGCTAGGTTATGAAACTTTTGTACCTGGTCCCATGAAACTAATAAATAAAGGAATGGAACTTGCAGCACCTTTTCCGTTAAAACTTTTAGCAAGCACAATGGAAGGTGGTAAAGATATTGCTGATTATTTTAGTGGCAAAGCACGTCAAGTGGGAACAGACCTGAGTGATCAAATGAAAAGATATTATGAAGGCATAAGAAGTTTAAATCCTTTTGAAGAAAAACCTGTAGTTGAAGATCCTACTGTAGAATTTCTTGGAAACATAAATCCAAGAGTGTCTCCTCAAGAAGATTTTATAATTCCTGCTAATTTTCAAAAAGAAACCATTCCTGTTAACAAGAACATAGGTATGAATTATAACATAGCAAATGTGCCTTTTGATTATTTTACAAATAAACGAAAAGGTCAGTTCTTAAACTTTAATGAGGGAGGCCTTGCATCATTAAATGATCCAAACTACAATATGTTGATGAATGCAAGTAACTTTGGGTTTTAATTATGGAAAATAGTTTGAAGAATATTATTTGGTTCGGTTTGATACTCGTCGCCGCTGGTACGACTTACGGAATGTTGTCACAACGTGTACAAGCACTTGAGTCAAAGTCAGCCCAACTAGAAGCAATAATATTACAAGACATCCCAGAAATAAAAGAACGA